ATGCCGCTGGGAGTTGCTTCTTGAGCAGCAACACTGAAGTTCTGTAAGTAAGATGCAGTAGAGACATCCCAAGCTGTGCTTAGGTCATACTCATTTACGTCGTCTCCGGCAGACCCAATAACGTACATCTTTAGGCCATCGGGTTTGAAGAACATGCCTTGTGGCTGGCTTTCTTGAGCGGAAACACTGAAGTACCCTTCAGTAGGAACGTCAAAGCTGGCAGCGCTTACGTCCCAAGCTGTGCTTAGGGTGTAGGAAAAGACTGCGTATCCTGATTGCCCAATAACATACATCTTAGTGCCATCGGGTTTGAAGAAGATTCCTTGTGGAGCTGCTTCTTGAGCAGCAACACTGAAGTTCTGAAGGTAAGTTGCAGAAGTTATGTCCCAAGCCGTGCTTAGGTCATATTCGTTTACATCATCTCCAGTGAACCCAAGAACATACATCTTTAGGCCATCGGGCTTGAAGAAGATGCCTCTGGGATCTGCTTCTTGAGCAGCAACACTGAAGTTCTGTAGATAACTGGCCGACGTTACATCCCAAGCCGTGCTTAGGTCATATTCGTTTACATCATCTCCAGTGAACCCAAGAACATACATCTTAGTGCCATCAGGTTTGAAGAAGATGCCTCTGGGAGTTGCTTCTTGAGCAGCAACACTGAAGTTTTGCAGGTAAGTTGCAGAAGTTACATCCCAAGCCGTGCTTAGGTCGTACTCATTAACATCGTCTCCAGTAGACCCAATAACATACATCTTTGTGCCGTCAGGTTTGAAGAACATGCCTCTGGGAGTTGCTTCTTGAGCAGCAACACTGAAGTTTTGCAGGTAAGTTGCAGAAGTTACATCCCAAGCCGTGCTTAGGTCGTACTCATTAACATCGTCTTCAGTAGACCCAATAACATACATCTTTAGGCCATCGGGTTTGAAGAAGATACTGGTTGGACCTGTTTCTTGGGCAGCAACACTGAACGCCCCATAAGCAGGTGGCTCTGCATTAGCTAGGTCATAGCCGTCATCAATAAATTCACCATTTAGCTCAAGCGTAAATCCGAGGGCAGTACCCGTCGTAGGGGGGTTGCTAAACACAAACGTAGTTTCAGCCGTAGGGGTGTAGCTAAACACGTTACCAGAAGTCAGGTCAAGAGTTGTGCCTGTGATCGTTCCCACCTTCTCAGGCGCAAGGTCTTCAGCCGCAGCCCCAACAAACACCACCGCAGAGCCTGAAAGGTTGATAGCTGCGTCAGCGTTGGAACTCTCAAGCACCGTGCGTGACAATGTAGTCCCAGTGGCCGTATAGGTGCCTGTGCCGATCTCCCAGTCAGTGCCATCCTCAATGACGTAGCGAACCACATCAGCGTCAACCACACCAGCATCAGCGAACGTCTGGTAGCCACTCTCAGCAGAGCCAAGCGTGATTGTACCAGTGCCAGTGGTGGCGGTGGATACTTTGGCTCTGTTTACGAGAGTGACCATGTGAGACTAACCTTAGACTGGATCAGGGATGCCGATGGCGACAGACGACAGCGTGAACGTGTTGCCCGATGTGACAGACTGCGATGCTGTCAGGGTGCTTGTTGCCAGCAGGCGGCTGTTCACAGTGTCCACAATGGCGTAGTGGGTTGCAGTGCCAGTGCCAGTGACCGAGCCGTCAGTGATAGCAGCCACGACAACCTCACGACCACCGCCTGCGCGATCTGCGGGCGCACCGATGGACAGGCTTGTGCTGTTGCCCAATGTGACTGCCGCCACGTTTGCAAAGCTGGTTGCCTCGGCAGACGTGATGTGAATTGCGTTCGCTTCTGTGTCAAGAACGGTCAGGCCGTTGTCAAACACTCGGTTATCAAGAGTTGCCATGATTAGTTATCTTCCTGTTGTGTAAGTTCCTGTGTAGCTTGAACGCCAGCTTCAGGGTCGTAGTTTAATTCAGCAATACCCATAAGGTCACTGATGACTTCTGGATGAGACGACACATCAATACCTGCACCATTAAGGTTACGAAGGAACGAGGCAATCTCACGAAGATCGTGGGGGGCTACGTCACCAGCGACAATGGTAGGCATCAGATCATAGTTCAGACCGTTCAACTCCCACAGACGCTCTACCAACTGCTTGTTGAGAACATCTACGATTGCTTGGATGTAGCTCTCAAGCGCACGGAGGAACAGGTCTGTCTTCGACTTTGACAGGGCGTAAGAGCCACCTGATGTGCCAAGAAGAAGAAACTCAGACAGCATAGAACGAGCGATGTCATGCTGATAACGATTAATGATGGGATTAATGTCAATGTTCCGGCTCCCGTTAGACGACATGAGTTCGATGTCTACCAAGCGGACGTTACTAGGCGCACCATCCTTATCAGGGTATGCGTCACTTGGGAGGATGATGTAGCCTTGTTCGTTGAACTTTACATCACGCAGGATTTGCTGTAGGTTACTAACGAAACCTGACTGAGCAGCAGAGGCATCACCTGACAGATACTCAGCAGGGATACGAGCAACTGGGATACCAGCAAGTTCACGTTCAACAGCGATAGCCTCAATGGCCTGTAGGTTGTTCAGGTATTCGTAGGAGGTGTAAGCATTACGCAGGATGGAACGACCAGAGGGGTCACCATTCAAGCTGGTAGTGCGGTAATACAAGGACTTGTTAGTGGGGATGTAGTTACGGCCATTCATAAAGCCTACGTCTTGCTCTACCCCAAGAACCTCACCTGTCTTTGTGTCCACATCAAACTTGCTAACTGTCCAAGGCGCACGAGAGGCAATCTTACGAACACCAATACGACCATCAGTGAACTTAGAACGCTTCTTGTCGCTACGGCTAGTGGGGCCAACTCTACGCTTGTAGACGACCTCGAACCAACCGAACCCATACGACAGAAAACCTAGTGCCTCAGCGATGTGGTCATCAAGTGTGTGGTCCATGTCATGCAGGACACTCTCGACGAACTCTTTCTCGACTTGGGCAGCAGGTGTGTCGTTAGCAGCTTTAACGTGAAGGTCAACATCACGAAGGATTTGCTCAACGGCGTACATGACTGCACCCACCGTAGAATCATTATCACGCATCTCACGATACTTACGGATAGCCTTCTTACCACGAAGTTCAGGGAGGAACTCGTCAGCACGGATTTGACCATTGTAAGTGTTATCGCCAGCGACACCAAGGGTAGACTTGGCAGCAGCTTCAGAGAGTTTGTTTACCATGACTACGCATTTCTTTCAGGTTTATCTGGACAAGCCCTTGTTGCTGCTATACACAAGAGATAACTTAGGTTTTGTGTAACCGTTCAAGGAAAGGTCAGTGATTGCCCACACAAGAGCGTCAAGACGGTCAGGAGAGCCAATAGAACCCAGGGGTTCCCATGTTCTCATCTGCGTCTCAAGCTCATTCAGGTTAGCCCCGTTGACAGGGTTAGCGACATGCTTGACAAGACCACGCTCGTACAGAGCTGAGATAGGTTCAGCACGGGCATACTTACCACGAGAGGCTCTAACAGCTTTGTAGGGGACGGTCTCATCTTCACCATGAATAGTGGTCTTGACCATATCACCACCTTGGTTGACCTCAGCCACGATACGGTCAGCTTGGAACTCATGGTAAAGCTCAATGGACTTCATAGCCCAACCCTGTGGTGAAAGCCTGTCGGTATAGTCACCAAGGACATAAGCGACACCATTCACATCAATACCTGCAACAACAATACCCGTCATGTCACTCTCAGCATTAGAGGTAACAGCGGGGTCAAGTGCAACGACAATACGGGTGAGGTCAGGGACATCCTCTAGCTTAACTGAGGCATCGTCCAGCATGGCTGTGGTCCACAGAGCGCCTTGGGCTTCCTCTAGGACTTCAGCATAAAGCTCTTGCCTACCTATCCGTGTACCCTCATACTGTTCCTTAACAGCAGTCAGGTAAGTTCCAGCTAGGTTAGCAGAGTTATCAAAGGTAGAACCTGTCGTTACGACAGTCTTAGGGTCTTTAAGTATCTGTCTGATTAGTTTAGTAGGCTTGGGGGTCGTAGTGACCATAATACGGGGATGTTTACCGAGACGCATACAAAACTGTAGCATCTGCCAAGTATCCATGTCCTTATTCCAAGCAGCAGTCTCATCACACCAAGCTAACTCGAACTGGGGTCCACGAAGACGATCAGGTTCCTCAGCAGAGAAGAACTGTACTTGCGCACCATTCTCCCATGTGAGTGTCCGCTTAGTAGGAGACCACTCAGGGAAACCCATCTTCTTGCCAGCGTAGGTCTTATCACCCTTCCAGCAGACTGACAGGAAACCACTCTCACCCTTAACCATAACTCGTTCGATGTCAGAGTTAGTAGAAGCGACAGCAGCGATACGTTTAACACCACGCTTGACGTTCTCTCTTACCCACTCAACACCTGACCTAGTCTTACCAAATCCACGACCAGCGTTCACCATCCAAGTATTCCAGTCTTTACCCTCAGGCTCTAGCTGGTTGTCCCTAGCCCAGAAGCTCCAGTCATGCTTAAGCTCTTCAGTCTTAATCGGACCTAGCTCTTCAAATATTTGCTTAACTTTAGTGGCTGGTAACTGACGTAGGGTGTCAGCGGTTATCTTCCTCTGGGTTCTCATCGGGATTAATTCCTAGCAGGGTCAAGAGTGTGTCGGCTGCACTCTCGTCAAGGTCTGGGTCAGTCTCTTGCTCAACCTCAATGTTAGTGGAAGTAGGTGACCAACCAGCCTTGGAACGTAGGAAGAGTTCAGCAGCCCACTGAGTTGACTTGTTCTCCATGTCGCCAGTAACTGCATGGTCAATCACACGCTTACCAACCAGACCATTGATCCTAGCTCTCTCACGCTCAATCACATCACCATAGGTCTTGTACATGGTAGATAGAGAACGTGGGGCATAGGTAAGGTGCTGCATGGACGACAGCATCTGTCTGATAGAGACACCACCCTGAATACACTCAAGGATATGCTTCTCAACGTGCTTACAGTAGGGGAGCTTCTCTGCCATGTGACTAAGGTTCCTGCCTTTGGTTCCAGCGCCTAATGAGTCTGCTCAGCTTACGCCTGCGCCTACGGCACTTCTACTTTATTAACGACAAGTAATCTGTAACTTAAGTGGGTAGAACAGATTCTACTTTGTAACTGATCCCTCTCGTAAGCTATCAGCAAGACCCTTACGACAAACTAAATTGGTTGCATACGTCTTGGTTACTTACTAGAGGGAAACTGTTTAGAGAGACAACACTAGGAGACCCTAACTTAAGTTATAACCTAAGTCATCATCTCTACTAGTTATACTACTTAGTAGCAGTAACTATCGTTATAACTTAAGTTACCGTCTCTCTCTCAATATACTATAAGTTCATTTTCAGACTTTTGTAACACTCAAAACGTAACTTTTTTCTATGAATCGTACAAGTCACTGATAACTAAAGAAAGAATTATTTAGGAATCTACATCTTTTTTTGTCGTGTGTTGCACAAATGTCACAACATTGGCTTGGAACATTGCTCGGTGGAGTGTGGTAAAAATGTCACAGTTGTCTTCTGGGTAGCCCAAAACCAAATTTCTTCTTTTGGATTCATGTGTGGATACCCCACCACCCCGAATCACCTGCGTATAATACCAAGGGTCCCACCCCATGTCAACCCCCTAATGCAAAATGAAACATATCGTGATCAGTAACTTGTGGTGTGACGTTAATGCAACACATTAAGATTAAATGGGGCTGAACGAATGTTTTAGCTTGACCTAGAGAGGCGGGCGGGCATCCCCCACTGACATGATTCGGACCCTAGTTATTGAACGCTTGTTCATTTAATACTTAGCAAGTTAGCTAACTAACCCGTTGAGACGGTATCATAATACCCCATGCCATGGCGCTTGATATGACGACCACACAGGCCTATCGAAACAATTAGGCGGTTGCCCTAGCTTGAACCTATGCAACCGCCATGTGTGGCTTCCCTATCGCTTGTGCTGCGCTGGCTGCTATCACGTTACCTTTGCTATAAGTCCCTCGCGCATAGTTACTTGGCCGAACCACTCGCGGCCAATACCTGTTATATGGGGCCGATTGCATACAGTCAGAGTCCCATTGTCCCTATACTCTGCGCCAAACAGGCTTGTTTCGATATGCCGCAAGGGTTGCCCGATAGATTCCTTACAGGCTTTCTTGCTTGGATAGGTTGCAATCAATGTCATATTAAGACTCCCTTATAGCAGATTGCTGCGCAGCGTCTGTTGTTGTTGACGAATAATAATTCACTTGATTTGGACTAGGCGCATAGGATCGGCCAAAGACTAGCGTTTGCAGTCTGTCCATTGACTCGGCCTGTGCCGTGCAATTTTCGCCACTAGCGCGCCAATATGCATAATGGGTTGTCATGGTGTAGCCCTTCAGATTGCGTTTAGGTTAATAACGTAGATAGGATAGGTGATCATTCGACTAATTCCTTTGCTTTGCGCTTGCTGTTACCGTGCGCCACGCTTGCGACTGATTTACCTTTAACGGATGAACCCGCGCACAATTTACATGACTCGCAGGTTGTGCGCTTTCCCGCCTCCTCACTCGCAGGACAAAGTATTTCTCTGCCCTTAATCAATTTATCAAGAGATGAAATAACACGGAAAGTGCGTTCCCCGCGTGACCATGCATCTTGCGCTTGTTTGCTATTGTCGGCGCTTGTCATGATCAATTCTGGCATAGGGTTGGTTGCGCCGTGGGTGTAGGCTGTGTGACCTTGCGCCGCGCTGATTAGGCTTGTCCAGATAAAAGACGGCGCGCAGCTTGGATCCCCGTACGTTCCGAGTCTTATCATGCGACCTAGGCCTAGAGCACGAATTTCCGCATGGCCTATAGCGCGACCATATGCGCCGCGACGATACGCCTTGTATTTTCCCAAAGGGCCGTGCGCCAATGTGACGTAACAAGTGCGGCCAGTGGCTTGACCCTTGCCGCTATCGTTCGGCGTTCCCATATGGGGACAATCGCCGCATATAGCAGAATCCGCGCCAATACGGCTTGCCGTTATTGGATCAATGTCTGACCGTATGATATATGTCTGGACCATATCGCCCGTCTTGCGGTTGCTGGAACCAGTCTGGACTAGCACCACGATAGGCGCGCCGTCGTATAGGGAAGGCCCTTCGTATACGATAAAGGTTTGATTCTTGGCCATTTTAATACATTCCTTGTATTGGCGTTGGATTAAAAGAAAATCGGAATAGAGCAAAGAAACAATACGGCGATTAGGCCAATAAAGTCTGCTAGTAAGTGTCTGATCATTTTGCCGTTGCCCTTAGCTTGATTGCGCCACTGTAATTTTGAGCTTGATTGCGCATTTTTTCCATATGCCAAAGTCCCATAATGTACGCGACCAAATCAGATTCAACGTCGCGTGCCATATGATCATAAACATCGTTTTGCATAGTATAGATTCCCCAATTGATACGCTCGCGTGATTGCAAGCGCATGAAAATGGGAATTTTGTTCTCTGGCGCACGGGGGACCTTCGACCCCGCCGCCTGCGAGATTCCCCCTTTCCCTATATGGGCGACGGCATAAGAATCGTATATCGGACGCAACACGCCGTGGCAAGCCTAATTTTGATCAAGTCCAAATTATTGTCGCAAGCCGATAGAATAGAATCGCAGGCGCGCGCGTTACATTGATTCCCGTTGCCTTGTCAATAGGGGCTGAGAAGCCCGTAGAAGCCCCGTAGAAGCCCCATAGCAGTCTGGCATGCCGTAGGTAATGAAATCGATTCGCTGCCGTCTGGACGTGTCAATATAGAAAATGGCCTGTGCCAAATAAATTATTTTATGGGTTTACTTACCCTGATTCGTTTTCGTATAAATGGGTGATGCCGAATCAAAATGTAGCTATGCAGTGGGCGCATGGCAGCCATGCCTTGACTCGTTACTCTTTACGTGACGTAGAAAAGAATCAACCGCCACCGAATCAACGGGAGTCGCTGCGCCATGATACCGCCGTGAGTCAATAGTGTTTGCGCTAACATAATCGAAAGATATCGTGATCGTATCGAAAGATAGCTTGACACTATCGAAAGATAGACATGTATCGAAAGATACCGATTCGTATCGAAAGATACTATTGACATATCGAAAGATACCGATTCGTATCGAAAGATACTATTGACATATCCAAAGATACCGATTCGTATCGAAAGATACTATTGACATATCCAAAGATACCGATTCGTATCGAAAGATACTATTGACATATCCAAAG